TGTTGCGGATGGATATGTGCAATAGCACTTGGTTATCACTTTGTTTTACAACCAATCATTCTGTTTGTTTTATCTTTGTATGACTTGCAATATCAACTACCAGAGTTTGACATGGGTGCATTGCTGTATGTCTTAGGCGGTATGTTAGGTCTTGGTGGGTTAAGAAGTTATGAAAAGTCTAAAGGCTTAACAAAATGAGTGAATGGAAGAATTTTAGGTTAGAAGAGTTTGCTTGCAAGCATTGTGGTGAAAATAGGATTGAACATGAGCTTATAGATAAGTTACAATTGCTTAGAGAGGACTTAGGTTTTCCATTTATTATTTCTTCTGGTTATAGATGTTCAGAACATCCAATAGAAAAAAAGAAAAGTAAACCAGGCACTCACAATTTAGGGATTGCAGTCGATATAGCCTGTAGTCACAAACAAGCATTACAAATAGTGTCCGCAGCCGAAGGTTACGGGTTCACAGGATTAGGAGTTAACCAAAAAGGCAATGGAAGATTTATACACCTCGATATCGGCAAGGCTACAAATGATCGTCCAAGGCCTCATATCTGGAGCTATTGATTTCTAATGGAACTTTCATTTTATGTTGTTTGGAATATCTTTGTAACTTTGGTCATCGCACCGCTCTTTTATTCCATACGCAAAAATGAAAACGAAGCAAAAAGGATTGATATCTTGGTTAATAAAACTCGTGAAGAATTAGCAAAAGATTATATGACAAGGCATAATCATAATTTGGAGTATTCAAGATTAATGGATAAAATAGATAAACTTGATGCTAAAATAGATAAACTAATTACGAATTAATAATATTATGAACTTCACAGGAATGCCCCCAGGAATGACCCCAGAAATGCTTGCAGAAATGTTAGGCATTGGTGGTCAAACAACAGCTCAAAGCGCACCAAGACCAGACACTAATTACTCAAGTGGTTTTGATTACGCAAGATCTATTGCTGGCGGAATACCTGCATCACAAATGATTGCACCTGGAGTTAGTTATTCTCCAGACCAACCGGGTGGTTACACGCAGCAAGATTTAAATGCACCCTCCTTACCAGAGTTACCAATGCAGCCATTACCACAGCCAATAATAGAAGAGCCAATTACAGGCCCAATCGAACCGGGGTTTGATGGCGGGTACGATTTCAGCAATCTTCCGGGATATGAAAATCCAGACAGCGGTTACAACTTTGGTGGCTTTAATCCAGGCGGATTACCAGATTTTAATTTTCTAGGCAATATGCCTTTTCAGGGAACTAACTTTTCTCAAATACAACCAAACATTAATTTCTCAATGCCTAATATCGATCAAACGATAGGCGAGCAAAAAGGCGGTCTATTTGGCGGCATTGGTAGAGGCATTACAGGATTGCAAGGTATGCAAAAAGACTTCAAAGGATTTAAAGAAGACATGAAGGATAAGGCTGCTAATAAAGTTCGTGGGTTGTTTGGGATATAATGTCAATCACACACGAAGAAGTAGTTAATGCAGCAGAAGCTGAAAGAATTTTAACTTCACCAGTTTTCAAAGAAGCGGTTGAAAATCTAAAGCAAGAATACATTTATCACTGGCTAAACTCTCGCGGCATCGATGATGTTGCGGTTAGAGAAGACTTCCACAGATCCTTATTACTTCTTCCTGAAGTAGAAAGACACCTACGCATCATGGCTGAGAAAGGAAAACTCACAAAAGCCAATATCAACAAAATCCGTAACATAGCCTAAAACTTTCCCTTTTCTACATTATTGGTTTAAAATATCCCTAAATACAAAATAGGAGTATTTATATGAGCAATAACGGAAAACCGACTGCTTTACAAACGGATGGTCAATTAACTACCGCAGCGTTTGAAAGTTTCTTAGCCCCTGAAGAGGACACGCAAGAAGAAGCAGTCATAGAGGAAGTTGAAGAGTCAGTCGAACCAGAAGTTGAAGACTTTGAAGAGCAAGACGAAGAGCTTGTCGATGAGGAAGAACTCGAATACGATGACGAAGAAGATGATGGTGAAGAAGAAACGGAAGTTGAAGAGTTAGAAGAGCAACCCGTCTACAAAGTCACAGTTGATGGCGATGAGATAGAGGTCACGCAGGACGAACTCCTTAATGGTTATTCACGCCAACAAGATTACACGCGGAAGACGCAGGAACTTGCCAATCAAAGAAAGTTGATTGAGCAACAAGCCCAGCAGATCTCGCAAATGGATGCGATTTACGCAGAGTTGTTACCGAAGATGAAGGCCCAATTAGAGTCTTCTTTAGGTGACGAACCAGATTGGGACTCATTGCATGAAGATGATCCAATTGCATTTGTTAGAGAAAGACAGCTTTGGGATGACAAAAGAAGGCAGCTAGAATCTGCTAGTGCTGAACAACAAAGACTCCAACAAGAGACTTATGTTCAACAACAGCAACAGTTAGCAGCAATTGTTGAGGATTCTCAACAAAAACTTCTAGAAATTATCCCGGAATGGAAAAAGCCAGAAGTGGCTAATCAAGAAAAAGCTGAAATTCAAAACTATGCAATTAATGAACTTGGTTATACTCCAGAGGAGATTTCACAAGTTTATGATTATCGTGCTTTGCTTGGCTTAAGAAATGCTTGGCTAAACTCTAAAACAGTTGAAGCCACAAAGAAAAGACCAACGCAAAAAGCACCTGCAAGAGTTGCTAGACCCGGGTCGTCTACTAGAAAGAAATCGATAGCACCAGTGAAAAGAGCAAAACAGGTTTTAGCAAAAACTGGAAAAGTCCAGGATGCTGCTAAAGTTTTTGAACAATTTTTAAAATAATTTATAGGAAAATATAATGGCTAAAGTAACAAACGCATTTGATACATACAGCGCGACTTCAGACAGAGAAGATTTAAGTAATATCATTTACAACATCTCTCCAATGCAAACTCCGTTTATGTCTTCAATTGGAAAAAGAAGTATTAAGAATGTTGTCTTCGATTGGCAAACAGAAGTATTAGCAACTCCAGTTGCTACAGGTGAACTAGAAGGTTTCGAACTTTCAAGATCAGCCTCTGTTGCAACCACTCGTGTTAGCAATGTTGCGATGATATCAAAAAGAGATGCAACTGTATCAGGCTCACAAGAGTCTTCAGACCCTGCTGGTAAGAGATCAGAAATGGCTCATCAACTAGCTATCATGTCTAAAGCTCTTAAGAGAGATATGGAAGAAGCTCTTTGTCAAAATGGCGCAAAAACAACTGGCGATGCATCTACTGCTCGTGTAACAGGTGGTTTTGAATCATGGATCACATCTAACGACTCAAGAGGTGCTGGTGGTGCTTCTACAGGTGGTGGAGCTGCTCCAACTGACGGAACTCTTAGAGATCTAACAGAAGACTTGTTGAAAGATGTTCTACAACTTTCTTTTGGAAATGGTGGTGAACCATCATTGGCAATTTGTGGCCCACATAACAAACAAGTTATCTCTGGTTTCACAGGTAGAACTCAAGCAAGACAAATGATCGATGCCAACACTGTTGAAGCATCAGTATCTATCTACTCTTCTGACTTTGGTGAGCTAAAAATAGTTCCATCAAACAGATCAAGAGAAGAATCTTTACTGTTGGTTGATCCAGAGTACGCAAAAGTATCATACTTGCGTGATTTCAAAACTGTTGACATTGCTACAATAGGCGATGCAATGACCAAAATGATCGTGGTTGAGTATGGATTAGAAGTATCCAACGAAGCTGCTCATGGTATCGTTGCTGACCTTAACGTAAGTTAAGTTCTCGGTTAATAACCTTAAAGGGATGTTTCGGCATCCCTTTTTTTTGTGTTAAAATTTGCCAATGACTAAAAGAACTGTTATCGATCATAAGACTGGTATAACCAACGAGTTTATTACCGAAGACAATAAAGATATCTTCCACACAACTCAAGACGTTCAACCTGTCATAGAGCATTGCAAAGCTCTTGCAGAAAATGTAACGCCAGGCAAAGACATTCGCCATGTTGCGGAAGTCCCTATGGTTGTTTATCAAAAGGCTTGCAGAGAAGGATGGGCTAATGACATGGCCCAATGGAGAAAATGGTTGAATCATTCAGAAAATAAAGTTTTTAGAACATGGCAAGGTAAACTATGACATACGCAGAATTAAAATCTAACATCGCAAGTTTCTTAAATCGCTCTGACTTAACAGACGTGATTGACACATTCATCGATAGCACAGAAGCAGAATTTAACCGCAGACTAAGAGTAAAGGGCATGATTAAACGTGCTACTGCAACACTAGATTCTCAATATATCTCTGTGCCAACCGATTG